ATTTTCATGTAACTACCCGCAACTAGCGCGGCTACGGGCGAAACATAACCCGTTGGGTAACGCAAAACAATAGAAGCCGTACCCGCCCTAACTTGGTCTAGTTGTGCCTGTCTGCCAATACTAAAATTGACGTTTTGAACATTAGTTAAAGCGGTCCACGGCACCGATACGGGATCGGGCGAAACATAAACGCTATAAGTTTGTAAACCCATAACTAAAAAATATTGCTTACTCGAATAGGAACCGAACCGTTTTGGCGCATATAGGTACGCAACGCCGCTACTACCGCGTTAGGGTCGCCGCCATTAACGTTTATGTTTACCGTTGTGCCGCCACCGTCAAGGCCGAACCGTCCCGCTTGGGATAACGGTATAACCGCTTCGGGGCCGCCACCTTCGCCCACCAAGGCAAGGGTTGGGCCTGTCACTATGCCACCGTCGGCAAGGGTAGCCAAACCACCAACCGAAAAACCCGCCAAAATTTGGGATAGGTCAAAACCACCAAAAGCGCCCATATCGCTAGCGGGTGCGCCGCCACCGGCAAACACGGCCCCACTATCGGCACCAAACCCCGCCGTAAGGTTTTGTACTTGGCGAATAGTGGTAGCGGCGTTAAGTTGAATTGTGTAGTTATCTACGACGGCTTGAATACCGCGAACTAAGTTAGTGCCTGCGTCTACGCCCGCTTGGTAGAACTTGGCGGCGCTATTTGCGCCTACCTGATCGGCAATGCTTTTAACGTCGTTAGTTAGTGTGTTGGCTTCGAGAACCCCGCCGGCCGTGTTTAGTAGTTCCTCGGCTATTAGGGTGCCTGCTTCGGTTCCTGCCGCTAAAACCTGCGATAGTGCCGTTTCGTTTAACCCTGCCGCAATGAGACGGTTAAGTAGAACCCCAAAGTTTTTAACCTTGGTGGCTTGTTCGCGTAGGCTTTCTAGGAATGTTTTACCGCTTTCCTCAGTTTCTTTTTGTGCGTTAGCAAAACTAAAATTACCCGTTACGGCGTCCGATATACCATTTTTGTAATCGTTAAATTTGCCTACGGCTTCGTCTAATACCCCGTTTGCTTTTGTAATGGCCGCTACGAATTGGTCCCCTAAAATATCTTTGGCGGCTTTTAGTTCGTCTTTAAGTTTTTTTGCGGCGGCGGCCGCTTTCTCTTGTTTTGTCTTTAACTTTTCGGAAGCCACGGCGGCGCGTTCGGTCGCTACGGCCGCTTCGGCTTGGGCAAGGGTCATACCTTGGGACATTTTCTGCATGACTTCGAAGTCCCTAGTTGCGGTTGGCCCAATGTATTTATTTAGTTCTTGTTGGCTAGTTATTAGGTTGCCTACGGCCGTACCGTAACTATTCGCCGCGCCTCGCGCGTCGTTCATTTTGTTTTTAATAATTACAAAAGCGGCGGCACCTGCTAAGGCCGAAGCAATACCAACACCCGTAGCGACTTGTACGGCGGTAAATGACGCACTAAGCGCCCAGTTCACCCCGGTAGTAATAATGCTTATTGCTTTCCAAGCGAACATAGCGCCACGCGCAATTAAGATCGCGCTACTAAACAAACCAATAGCGACGGCTACGGCGGTAATAAGTGGGGCGTTGTTTTTAGCCCATAAACCAATGGAAAGTAGTAATGGCGTTAAGGCTTCAATAGCGGGAATAAGCGCCTTACCTATCCCCTCTTTTGTTTCGTTTAACGCGTTGCGTAACTTTTTCATTCCGCCTTCGGCCGTGTTAGCGGACTCTTGGCTAGCGCCTTTAAAGTTCTTTTTAAGTTGAACTAGCACGTCGTCGAAACTTGCGCCGTTCTTTATCATGGCTTTAATTTCAGGCGAAAGAGACGCTAGGGCGCGAGTGTTGCCGGCAAACCCCTTGGCCATTGCGGTAGTTGTCGCTTCGAGACTAGAACCCGTTTGGGCCGATATGTCAAGCGAAACGGCAAGTAACTGTTGGGCTTTTTGTAGATCCTTTGTACCCGTCACAAGGGTGGTTAAAGCCGGTCTAAGATCGTCGTCGGCTATCGCGCTTTGTTCGGAAAGTTTGTCTATGTACTGTTCAGTCGCTTTTATGGTGGCGTTACTTGCCCCAGTAGTTCGAGCCAACGCACCGGCTAGCCGTGTTTGTGCGGCCTGATCCTCTATGGCGGCTTTTGTGGCAGAAAAGGCCGCGGCCCCAATACCCGCTAATGCGGCGGCGGCGGGTAGTGCCGCTTTTTTAATTAAGAAACCTGAACGTTGCGAATTAGTGGCAAGGCTTTTGAACTCGCGCGTTGCCTTATCGAACCCTTTCGCGTCAAGCGATGAGATAATAGGTATGTTAATTGCCACTAGGTCGCCCGTTCAATGCGTAGGTTACGGTTCATTATCTCACTAACACGGTCCAAAATTAACGATACTTCGTGTTCTACTTCGGGAAGTACGGCCCCAACGCCGGGCGCTAGGGCGCGGGGGGCGTTTGCGTTTCGGCCTTTTCCACGGGCTATAAGGTTTTGTACGAATTGGGAACGGGTGTTAGCGCCCGCATGATCCCATATAGCGCCTGCGGCGTCTTTTTGTTGGGCTACCAATAGGGCAAACGGGCGGGCCTTGTAGTCCACCGTTTGCGTATAGGCCCCCGGTATGACCGCGCCGTCAAGGTAAAGCGATCGGGTGAAGGTCACGGTTCGTTCTTTACTTCCCCGTTTGGCCACTAAGGTTTTTATTCCACGGTCCACGTTTCCTAAATTAAAACTGGTTTCGCTTCGGCCTTTAATCATTGAACCGCGGGCCATGCCTGTTAGCGGGTAGTCCGTCGGGATCATGGAACGGGCGCTAGTAACGATTAGTTGGCCTGCGCCGCTTTGTATGTCTTTTGTTATTTGGCGACGGTACTTAGGGTCGAACGTGTTTATTTCTTTTAGTGTTTCCTGTATACCGAAAACTTGGGCGTTAGCGCTTACGGGCATTTTTGGCCGCCTGTTTCGCCTGTTTGTCTAGGACGTCTACAACGGTCGCTAGGTCGCGCGTGTCGAACTCTATATTTGGGGGCCAGTATCCGACAACTACCAAAACTTCGGCTAGTTGCCGTCGGTAGGTGCCGGTTCGGTAGGGTTTGCGGGTTCATTCTCGACTACTTCCAAACTAGAACACGAACGGATAAATTCGTCGAGAGACGCAGGCACAATTACGCCCGCAATTTTAGAAGCCTCATACGCCATGTATGAGAGATCTTCCATGGCTACGCCTGCGGCAAGATCGGAAGCGCGCCGTTTGTATTTCCGTTCCCACAAAACAACAACCATAAGGTTTGTTTGTACGTCGTAGGTTTGGTCGTTGCGAGTTACTCGAATGGTTATGTTCATGTCGGGCCTTTGTATTGTGGGTTTTTAACTTTCGTCTACTGTGTAGACGCCGCCAGTAAATTCGATATCCATAGTCGTTAATTCATTCATGGCAAAGTTCACGGGTAGCGCGGCTAAGAATGTGCCGGTTAGGGTCATACCGGGATTTGTCGCGGAATAGGTACCGGGTGTTGTTGGTGCGGTTGGCGACACAATTACGGTAACGGTTGTTCCTACAAGGCTTTTCAATGTTGCCCATGTTTCGGTAGCGGCAAACGATCCGTAAAGCGACAAGGTAAGCGAATGGTCGCCCAAGCCTTTAACGTACTTTGTATCTACATCGCCAAACGCCGAAGCGTTTAATTGGGTGTAGTTAATGTTGAAAAGCGCCGAAGTACATTGGTCCGAAATATCGACGGCCCCAATAAGAACGTTTGGGTTAGATAGAAGGGTGCTAGTTGCCATGGCTTTTTAATCCTCGGTAGTTAGGGTTTGGGTATCGGGTACTTCTGTTTTATCAGACTTTTTGCCTTTTGTGGGTGATACTTCACCAATGAACCCCCCCGCTATAAGCGCGTCAATGTTTGCGCCTGCGTAGCGTTTATCTGTCGGGTCGAACTTTGCGCCGGGTTCGCCTAGGCGTTCGGAAAGAATTACATACATGGGGGTTAGTCCTAACTGGTTTGGGCTTGGATAGATAGCGAAAGATCGTAGGCGGGTAATTCTACGCCACCGATTAGGGCCACGGTAGGACGCCCGCTAGATACGCCTACATTGGCGTTCAGTACCTTGGCGGCAAGGTTCATTAGTGACCGTTGGGCGTCAAGGTTGCCGGGGCCTAGCGTGATACAACGAATGGGAAAAACCATTTTTACAATGTTGCCGTTCCACGCTTCGAACGTGGGGGCGTCAATAAATACGCATGGCGGAACTAGGTTACGCGGGTCCGTGACTACTTGAAGGCCCGTAATAGTTCCAAGTTTCGCCGCTAGGTCGTCTAGGCACTCGTTAAACAAGTCTGTAAAGGCTTGTACGGGCATTAGGCAACCTGTGGGCGGTCAATACCCAATAGTTGTTTAATGACGCCGTTTAGGCCCGTTACGGGGCCGCCGCCCATGCCGTCAAAACTTGCGAAACTGTCAATAGATCCGCGTTGG